GTTCTAGGTAAAATTAAACAGGAATTAAAAGATCATTCGCCTTATAAAGTTATCGATGTTGATACTTGTGAGGCGGATGATATTATTGCTGTTTTGACGATGAAACATTCTTCAACACAAAACGTCATGATACTTTCTTCGGATAAAGACTTTGCTCAACTGCAAAGATTTCCAAATGTTGAACAGTATTCTCCAATTCTTAAAAAATACATTAAAGAACCTTTACCACTTCTTCAACTCAAACAACTAATTATTCGTGGTGATAAGGGTGATGGTATTCCGAATATTCTTTCTAAAGATGATGTATTAACTACAGGCGGCAGGCAAAAACCAATAACAGAAGCAAAAATTATAAATTGGTTGAACCAAGAAGCGAAAGATTTTTGTAATGAAGAAATGTTCCGCAACTATAATCGTAATGAAATGTTAATCGATTTAACTAAAATACCAGAAAGTCTTGTTGAGAAAATTTTAGATAGATATGATAGTGTGAAACCGAAAAGTAAAAATGAATTTATGAACTACATGATCTCCAATCGTCTTAAAAACCTGATTGAAGTGATTGACGAATTTTAAGGACTAAAATGGAATATCTTTATTCGGAGATTCTTGATATGTTTGAGAAGGCTCCAACAAAAAAAGAAAAAATTGATGTATTAAAAAGATTTGAACATCCAACGTTTAAAGAATTTTTTAATTATGTTTTTAATCCAAATATTGTATTTGATGTAGAAATACCTGAATACAAACCTTCATTGGATCCAGCCGGATTAAATAATGCATATCTTGATTCTGAGTTAGAAAGAACCTACAGATTTATTGTTGGTCATCCCAAAAGGGCTAATGGACTAAAACCAAAAAAACAAACTGAACTACTATTAATTCTCTTAGAAACTTTACACAAAGATGAAGCGGATCTTTATGTGCGAATGTTGAAAAAAGATTTAAAGATCAAATTTTTAACCAAAAAATTCATCAAAGAAGTTTATCCAGATTTACCTTTTGAGGCGTAAATGAAAATTGTTGTAGTGTCTGGTGGTTTTGATCCCGTTCACTCTGGACATATTGAACTCTTAAAGAAGGCTTCTGCTTTGGGTGACATGCTAATTGTTGGTGTGAATTCTGATGATTGGCTTCGCCGCAAAAAAGGCAAAGAATTCATGCCTCTACAAGAAAGAAAAAAAGTCTTAGAATCTATTAAATGGGTTGATGCTGTTTGGGAGTTTGATGACTCTGATGATACTGCATGTGAGTTACTGGAACGAATAAAAGATTATTATTGGACTTTTGGTAAATATGAAATTATATTTGCTAATGGTGGTGATAGAACAAAAGAAAATATACCTGAGATGAAGGTATCTGATGTTTCTTTTGTTTTTGGTGTTGGTGGTGAGGACAAGAAAAATTCAAGTAGTTGGATTCTAAACGAATGGAAATCACCCAAAACAGAAAGACCTTGGGGTTACTATAGAGTTTTACATGAAGTTCCTGGAACTAAAGTTAAAGAACTAACTGTAAATCCTGGACAGAAGTTAAGTATGCAAAGACATAAAAAACGACGGGAATATTGGGTCGTTACTGAAGGGCAATGTGACGTTAAAAGTATGTTGCCTGGTGGATATGACATGCCTACAAAAATTTTATTTAAACACGATACATATTTTGTGCCATTGGGTGAGTGGCATCAACTTTGTAATCCGTATGAAACTCCGTGTAGAATAGTTGAAATACAATATGGTGAGGAGTGCAATGAAGAAGATATTGAGAGGAAATAAATGAAGGTAGCTGTTGTAACTCCAACGATTGGATCTGAAACATTAAGTCAATGTATTCAATCTGTTGATGAACAAACATATGAAAATTTGACACATTATATTTTTCTTGATGGTGAAAAAGAGTATGGTAATAAAATTTGGCATCAACTTGAGGGTGCGACAAAGGTCAAAACAGTCCGCCTTGAAGAAAATGTGGGAAAAGGTTGGTATGGGCATCGTGTATATGCTGCATGTAGTTTTCTTGTCAATGCTGATGTTATATGTTACCTCGATGAAGATAATTGGATTGAGCCTAATCACATTGAGGAATTGGTTAAGGTACTTCAAGAAGGAAACCAGTGGGCTTATTCGTTAAGAAAAATTTACAACAAAGAAGGAGAATATCTCTGTGAGGACAATTGTGAATCGCTTGGCAAATGGCCTGTTTATTTTAATGATGAAGTATTTCATATTGATACCTCAAGTTTTGCTGTTAGGCGTGACGTTGCTGTTGCTATTGGCCACGCCTGGTATGGCCAGTGGGGTGCCGATAGGCAATTTTTCACCCATCTAAAAAGAAATTTTCCTAAATTTGAATGTTCAAACCAGTATTCGTTGTGTTATAGACTTGATGGTAATGAGAATTCAGTAAACTTAGAATTCTTTGAAAAAGGAAACAAAGTTACTGAGGAAAAGTATAATAAAAACTATCCTTGGCTTTATAGAACTAAAACTATTGATGAAATTGGACCTGGCATTCGAATCGTTGCGTAATATGTTTTCTAGACCTAAAGTACTTGTTACAGGAGGTTCAGGATATCTAGGTTCTCACGTTTGTAAAATGTTGAAACATGAGAACTGGAATGTTACGATACTTGATTTAAAAGAACCTAATCATAAGTATTATGATCATTTTGCACAAGTTGATATTTGTGACTATGAAAAGATGAATCATTTTTTTTGGAAAAAAAACAATTTTGACATAGTGTTTCACTTCGCTGGTGAAATAGAAGTAGGTGAATCGGTAAATAAACCAACTTATTACTACCATACAAATACTGGTGGAACTTGTACACTATTACTTTTGATGAAAAAATATGGATGTGAAAATATCATTTATTCTTCAACTGCCGGATTGTATCAATCAAAAGATGATCCACTAATTGAAGAAGATGAGTTAAATCCTTTAAACAATCCTTATGCTGGTAGTAAATATGCATCAGAATTGGCTATAAAACAATCCAGGTTTAATTACATAATTTTTCGATACTTCAATTTAGCTGGTGCTGATGAAGAAGGAGATATAGGTGAGAATCACGAACCAGAAACTCATCTGATTCCTAAAATTCTACAAAATCTAAATAGTTTTGAAATATATGGTTCGGATTATGAAACTGAAGATGGTACTTGCGTGAGGGATTATGTACATGTATCTGACGTTGCGAAGGTGCATGTTGACGCAGCAAAATATTTGTTATCCGAAAAAAAATCTCATGTACTAAATTTAGGTACAGGAACAGGTTACTCAGTATTGGAAGTTATAGATGCAGTTGAAAAAAATACAAATCAAAAAGTATTCAAAGAATATCATCCGCGCCGTGCGGGTGACCCACCAAAATTAGTCTCAAATATCAATTTAGCTAAAAAAATATTAAACTATGATCCTAAACATGACATTTCATCTATCGTGAAAACTGCATATAATTGGGAAAAAAATGGCAGAAAAAAATCTTGACTTTTCAACTACTTCAGATGAGATTGGTTTAGTCTTATTAAAGAATCATGTACATTTTTTAAATGGTAATATTGACGAACACAATACATTAGAAACGATCAAATGGATCATGTACGAAAATTTAATACCAGGAAATAACGACTTAATACTTTATATAAATTCAAATGGTGGAAGTTTAGAGGATGCTTTTGCACTAATTGAAATTATGAAAAAGTCTAAGAAAAAAATAAAGACGGTCGGCCTAGGATCAGTTTGTTCATCAGCATTTTTAATTTTTGCAGCAGGACATAAAGGTGAGAGGTATATTAGTAAATCTTCATCTGTTATGTGCCATCAATTCTCAAACGGGTTTGATGGAAAATATCACGATCTAAAATCAGCTGCAAAAGAAAATGATTTAGTAAATCAAAGAATGTTATCTCTGTTAAAGAGTTGTACAGGACTAGACACTCGTACAATTAAGACTAAACTTATTCCGCCAAGTGATGTTTGGTTTACGACAGAGGAACTTTTAGAACTTGGCATAGCAGACAATGTTTTTTAAGGAGGAAAAAAACAAGATGATTCACGGTGGTCAAAAATATCAAAAAACTCAAAAAACTAAGTTTAGAAAAAATCAAGATCGTGAGAAAGCTAAACAGGAAAAAAGTAGACACCATGATAAAAGTTTTTATCGTTTAATGAAAGAAGATAAGGATAGTTATGTCTTATAAAGAAATCTTAGAAAAACAAATAAAAGAACTTGAAGTAACAATCGCTAATTTTCAAGGCGACAAAAAAATTCTTCAAGATCAATTGAATAGATTAAAATTAGCCGAATTCGAAGAATCGGAAAGAGAATCTGGACAACAGTTGTTAAAGGGTTAATGTTGTAAAAATACAACACCTATTGACAAATGCTAGGATTTGTGACACAATCCAAGCATGTTTAAAATTCTCAAAGAAATAACGGACTGGTCAGATTGCAATTATCAAGTTTGCAATCATATATATTTGATAAGTCCGAAAAATAAAGTTATCGCTTTTGCAAATGGCGAAACTGGTGATATTGTCAAATTGAAAAATGGTTGGGATTTTGATAAGCGTTATCGAAAGTTTATCGAAGTTGTCAATAAAGAACTTTCCAATTTGATACCAAAAGATTATCAAAAAGAAAACAAGTTGCAAAA